CTTAAACTAATAGCTTCTGCTGTTCTAGCTGTAAGATATAAACTAGATTGTAATATATGTCTTGTAGCAGTATTTGAATTAGCCGCCGCTAATTTTTGTATACCAACTAATGCATTTTTATCTGGCAACGAACCGTCTCTTGCTTCATTTAATCCGGTAACGTCGCGTATCATTTGTAAATAATAATTGTATGTGCTTATTAATGAAGCTATTTTATTATTACCACCGTTTGATGTTAATTCTTGTATTGGCACTCTTCCAGCATTCATATCACCATCCGTTGTCATTGATCTACCAATAACTGAACCGGTTTGAAAAAACATATTTAACGCTTCTTGCGGATTATAATTTGTGCCATTACCTAAATCTATTTCAGCTAATCCATCTGCATCTAAATAAACTCCATCTGGTATCATTCTTGATAAAACTTGTTGTAGTTTTAAATGCGTTAATTGAACCATATCTGCAAATGTTGTTATTCTGCTAACTAATGATTCTATACGGCCTTTATATAATCTTGGTGCAACAACATTATAATTCATCATTACTTTTGTTGTATCACTTTTGGGCCTTACCATATTTTTAGATATTCCCCATTTTAATAATTTACGAGTACCAAGTACAAACGCACCGTCATATACAACTTCAATAGATCTTGATTGTTTAGAAAATCTTGATCTGTCATCTTTAGGTGGATTAAATTGATCATCTTTTTTAATAGCTTTATCTGCACCTGTTGCTGTTTTCTTTATTTTAAATACTTCATTATTATAAGTTTTATAATTAAAATATAAAACCTGTATTGTATTTGCATCTAATACTGCATCTTCATTTATATATCTATTATGTGATGCTCCAGTTTGTACTCCTTGTTTTGTTAATTCTTCTAATTCTTCGTCTGTTAAATCTGGAAATTGTTGCTTTAACTCGTTAATAGTCATTGCTTTAACTTCTCCTATATAATATATATCATCAAAGTAAGGTGAATATGTATAAGAATAAACAACGTCAGCAGGGTCTACATATTTTATTTTTATTCCCTGTGACGTATTAAACTCATTCTTAATACAACCTATACCAATTACAGCTAAATCATAATTGATTCTTCTTTGTATTAGATCATAATTATTAGAATTAAATACTGTATTAATTGCTTGTTCTTCAGCTATTTCAATTGATTGCTTATATTCAAGCTGCATATGTAAAGAAAGCTCTTCTTCATTTTCCGGCAATGTTTCTCGATCATTGCTATACACATTAACCCCAAGCTGCGCCATTATATTATCAGATATTTCTTTTGTTTGCATATCTTCTAATATAGATTCAACATAATCAGTTCTTTGCTTCATTGAAGCAGGATCTTGTGAAAATGCTTTTATATCATATAATCTATCTGACATTCCGTTTACAACGATGTCCACAAACTTTGGAATAATAGGTACTGGTTTCCAATCTAAATTAAGATATGATAAATCACCATTTATAGATAATTCATCTTTATATTTTTTTACAGATTGTTCGCCTCTAGCGTAAAGACGCAATCTATGAAACTCATCTCTGTTAGAATAAAACCTAGTTGCACCAGAGTCTCTTTTAAACCATTCATGCTCAATAGCACGTGCAACTTTTAAACCATATTCTTGGCTAGCTTTTTCAGCGTCGCTAGCTATTTGGCTAGGAAATGAGCTTTTTAATATTTGTTCAGCCATGTTATTTAATTATTTCTGAATGCAATCCTTTATTACTAAATCTTGATATTTTTAAATCTAATGTTGGTTTTTCGTATTTAGGTTTTGGATGATATAAGTTTCTATTGCATGCCATAATAGCAAGCCCTGAACTAATAGAAGCATCATATTTAGTTCTTCTATTTATATCAAACTTAGCCCAATCATTTAATGTTTTGTTAAAATATATATTACCACCGCCTTCTTCTGTTATACCTACATATTTTTGTATATATGTTTCAATAGCAGCAGCATGCGCTTGTTTTATATCTTCTGATGTATTAGGTATACCACCTATTTCTTTTTCAGTTACAGACAACTTATTCCAAAGTTTATCCGGTCGGTTCATTGAAAATTGTCTATAACCCCTTCGTTTTAAATAATATAACAAACGTGGTTTATTATTTTCTGCAAGTATTGGCATTCCGTAATATACTAATGACATTAATACATCTTCAAAAAATAACTCTGCTGTTTGTGGCCTAGCTATATATTCTAAAAAAAATGTATTAGGCGGTGCATCTTCCATACTAAACTTAGTTAAACCGTGAAGTGCACCTTTTGAACCTTGTCCATCAGTTGTTCCAGAAATATCATAAGAATCGCATCCAAATGCACCCATATGCTCATTACCTGGATATTTAATCCCTTGCTTAGTTATTACATTGTTTTCAAGGTTCTTAGGCGGTGTCCAGCTAATTAAAAATCTGCCGTTTTTATTTGGTGTAAATAATACTTTTGTGTCTTTAATACCATTTTCCCAAATAAAAGATCCTCGATTTATAAAACCTTTTCTTTCTAGATCTTCATTATAATCAATTTGCTCGTATATTTTAGTTAAATTAAATATACTATTTTTAGCTTCATCTCTAAATGCGTGTTCTTCTGTTCTAGGAAACTGCCTATAATATTCATTTAAACCGTCAGAATCATGACGTAACCCTTCAACTTCGTTTTGCCAAAAATCTATTACCCCCGTTTCAATTTCGTATCCATCGTGGTCAATAGCGGGTACTTCTGGCGTATCAAACACAGGGTGTCCATAAGTATCAATGTATCCTTCGTAGTTCCATTCCATAGGTATGAACAAAGAATATAATCCTGAACTAGTCTGGCCATTTTTATTTCTTTTGATAACGTCTGAGTCATAATATAGTTTTTTAAAGTTATCTCCTCCTTTATCTAATGAATTTGACGTTGAGCCCATCATACATTTTCCTATAATTCTGCTACCTAATCTTAATGTAGTTTTTGTAACTCGCCAGTTATTTAATATATTATCAGGTCTTTCCCATTTACCTGATTCATCATGTATTAATAATCTTAACTTCTCACCATCATAACTGTTATCCCCTGTATTTTTCCAGTCAATAGTTGTATCTAATCCTTCTAATATTTGTTTTTCTTCAGTATTCGTGATGGATTTTCTGGTAAGCTTGGAAGCCGGGACTCTATACGCAAGCTCTGTTTTGGGACGATCCATTCCGTCTTGTATCGGTTTGAAAAAGAACGGGTAATTGACCGATATGGGTACAACTTTGTCGGTGAACATTTTCTTAGCATCAGCGCCAGATTTGGACAATATCCCGAAGCGTGCGTCTGAAGTAATTGTTGCCTGAGCGACGGATTCAGCCGAAGACATAAATGAGAACCCAGACCTTCTGTTTTTAAGATAGCACATTCCATAACATCTATTGTCGGCCTTACACGCTTCCCAGAAGATATAGAATATTCTATTAGCTTCTCTGTACTCTGGCTTCCCAACATCAATTTTGGTGTGCTGCAAGTACATATAATGAGAACCAGTAATATAAGTGGGAATATTTTTATTATAAAACCAATAACCTTCTTCTCTTCTAACAAATTCTCTATCAATATATGCATACCATTTATTTTTAAAAGCTTCTGGATACGATTCCCAATCAAATATTGTTGCTATTTGCTTTAATTCTTTTGGATATATATGCGCTTCCCATTTATTATTATTATTATCAATACTTTTAGGCTTAGCAGGTAAAGCAATTTTTAAATTTTGTATTTCAACAATTTCACCTACAGTACCGTTTTTACTAATTATAATAATATCAAATTCTTTATTATAACCATATTTCCATTTTTTATATCTATTATTTTTTTTAATAATATTTTCTTTTACAGGAAATATTGTTTTAATTAACGTTTGCTCGTACATTATCTAGATCTTTTTTCAGCAAAACCGCTAAAGCTTTTTTTATCTTCAATCGGTTTATCTTCCATAATATTTTTTTCTGTTTCTATACGAGAAAGTATTTCAAATGCATCAAATATTGCAAGCTTTTTTGTGGCTGCAGCATTTTTTAATCTATCTGCTGCTAGTTCATCTTCTCCGCCATCTACAATAATTTCTTCTTCGGCTACACGTATAAGCTCATGAACAGCTTTATAGCCAGCTTGGATTATATTCGACTTCAGTTCCTTTTCTGTCATATTTAATTGAAATAGAATTTAATGGTACACGATATAATCTTTCGTTATCAATAACAAATTCATACTCGCTATTTGGTGTAAAACCTACTAAATCATTAATTTTTAAATTAAAGCTTCTTAAATCGCGCCCTAAGTGCTTTAAAACGCCTGTTAAAGGCTTTTCTTTTTGATCAGATAAAATATTATCTTCTAAAATAGGCTTTACAAAGCAAAAACCGTTAGGTGCATACCATTTATTATTATGTTTATACAAAAATATTTGATCATCAAAACAAAAGTACTTATCTTCCTTAAAATAGCTCATACTATTTTTACTTTTGCCTTTTATATCATAAAATCTTCTAAATACATTATGATGTACTATAACTGTATCACCTATTTTAAGATTTGATTCTTTATTTATAGGTGTTTGTACAATTTTACCGTATCTATTTACAAATTTATGATTTTCAATTGATGTATTTAATATTAAACTTGAATCACCTATTTTTTTATTGTTATTATATCTACCGTCAATAGGTTCTACAATATATGCATATAAATGTTTCATTAATATTGTAAATCATACTCAACTGCAATGGCCATATTTTTATTAAAGTGCTTCCATGGCAGCGTTTCATCTTCTTTATTTATATATATTTTGTATTCTCCTTGATCTTCAATAATTTCTGTTATTGTATGGCCACCAAATACTTCTTGACCAACGCTATAATGCATTGCATCGTTTTTATAATCACGACCAATACTAATTTTTCTTATTAGATTCATTTTTAGTTTGATTTGATTCTTGTAAAATTCCTGAAATCGCTTGTACTCTTGCTAATTCACGAATAGGAAATTCGTTTAATATTTGAGTAATACGATTAATTTGAGATTCATTTAATTTTATTTCCATAGTTTTTAATTTAAATTAATATTATATTATTACATATTTTTATGCAATCGCTAAATAAATATAAGTATCTCCGCTTTCATTTATAAGTCCACTTGTTGAAGAAGTAGGGATTGAAATTCCAGTTGAAGTAAATGATATTTCAGTTGTTGATGCTGAAGTTTCATCTCCAGATGTGTTAGGTCGAATAGGTTTTGTTCCCCCTCTTTCACTATCATAAATCGCCCAACTAGTGTTATTGCTTGAGTCATCAATTCTCTTAATTAATATAAATCTAGGTTGAAATCCTGTTGCAATTGTTTTACCACTTGAACCTCCACCGGTATATGAACCCACTTTACTATATCCTGAAATCGACCTAAAACAATATGCAATATAGTCATCATTATTACCGTTACACGCATTATCGCTACCGATAGAAAAAACATTATCATTAAAATTTCCAGGAATAAATCTTGGATTTACTGTAGTATAAATATTATTAGGTTCATTTAAACGAAGATATTTTGCATTAGTGTCTGTTATACCTTTAACATATACATTCCAAGCTTGAGTAAGATTTGTAGATTTAACAATAAGAAAATCTAATTCACCTCCTAAACCATGCCCTACAGTAGCACCAGAAGTAGCGTTTCCTGCATAAGATACTATTGAAAATCCTGCCGCAATGTTTGCACTAACTGAACTTGGAATACTTCCATCATTATTTATTGCTGGTAAGTTTCTATCGTGATCCAAGCCTTTCCATGCCCACGCTACATAATCATGTGGAGCTCTATTCGTACCACCATTGTTTCCAACATTAAATCCATCAGCATCAAAAGATGACATACCTAAATATGATCCTGAATTTGTAGCTTCAGCATCAGTATTATGAGTTGTTAATTGTAGATTAGGACCTCTAACACTATCATATAAAGCATGTGGCTCTGTACCTCTTCGTTTTATCCAAAGAAAATCTGGTTTAAATCCAAGCCCGGTTATATCTCTATTATTACTATCGTTACCTGTATATAATTTTATATTAAAACTATTAGCTTTAGTAGGTGCTGTTGTATCTGGATTTGCAGCTATTGCCCAAAATAAATAATTACTACTACTATTATTCCAAAGATTATTTGAAGTTATAATTTTAAAACCATTAGTTAAAAAATCAACTGCCGAAAGTGTTGACTCTGCTTCATTTAAATTAGTAAATAATTGTAAATTTCTTGGATTTGTTGTATTTCTTTTGTTGTCGTGTATTGCCCAACTATTACTTCCACCGTTTATTCTTTTTATTAATAACCAAGCTGGCTCAAATCCCGTATAAACAAAAGGTCCTCCAGCTGAACCATTGCCAACATAAGAGCCTATACGTTGATAACCGTCTATGTTTCTAAAATTATAAGTTACTACCCCAGAAAGACCGTTAATATTATTAGAAGAAAATCTAAATTCAGCTTTAGTAGAATCAATTGTGCCAAAATATCCACTTCCTTGTGCAGCATTAGAATCTAATGTTAAACCATTTGAACCTGCGCCTAATGGTGAAGCCCAGGTATACCAGTTAGCTGCTCCTAAATAACCGCTATATGCTTTTGTAATTATTAAATCAGGTTTTTTACTCAGCCCATGATTGTAAGAAGCGTCATTTGGCACAAGAGCATTACCGCCTGAAACATAAGGAAAATCAAATCTAACTATAGAAAATCCTGCTTCATCAGCTACTGATTTTTCCACATTTATATAATGATTAGCTGATCCGGCTACTGCAGTTCCTCCAGCTTTCCAAGCCCACGCTACATACGTATTAGTATTAATATTAAAATCATACGCAGGTGATGCTGCTGCTAAACTAAACCCATCAGAATCAAAAGAAGATAAAGTTCCTCCAGAACTTGTATATTGTGAAACATTACTATTAGATATAATAAACTTTCCAGATCCTCTTACTGAATCACTTAAAACGTTGTTTGCTCCACTAGTACCTCTATCCTTTATCCACACAAAATCCGGTTGGAAGCCCACCCCTGTAACAGAGCGGACAGCTCCAGTTCCAGTATATAATACAGTATTAAAATAATCTTCCGGCGCAGTTATAGCATTAGCACATTGTATTTCATTATAAAGTGTCGTAACTTCTGCCGCACTAATTGCTTTATTAAATATTCGAACTTGATCCATTCTTCCATTTAATGATCCTGTTACTGAGCTACCTGTATTATAATAACCTAAAGTATTAACGCCACCAGATGTTGTATTTGGTGTATTATTTGCAGTTAAACTAGTATTTGATGCTACAACCGAATCATTTAAATATACTTTAGCTCCATCAGCAGAGCTTTGAGTAAGCACAACATGGTTCCATTGCCCTGCTACAGCTGTACCCCCAATTACAGAAGTTCCACCTGCTACGTGATAATATTGTAATTGAGTTCCATAAAATGTAAAATAAAAATAACCACCGCTATTTTGTTTTGCAGTAGTTAAAATCATATTATAAGTTGTAGATCCAGGAGTTGAATTTAAATAAACCCAAGCTGAAACCGAAAAATTATTAGTAGGAAAATCTAAAGTACTTATATCAATATAACTATTGCTTCCATTAAATAAACCTGCAAAACCATATTTACCTTCAACATTAAAGTTTACGTTACTAGCTGTTCCATCATAAGAACCGGTTTCATCTGTAGCATCTTGCATTTTATAATATGCTATAGT